ATATGTTCATGGGGTGGACAAGATAATCCTGAACCTAAGTTTGGTACAGTCTTCTCGGCAATTGATTTTGAAGATGATGTAACCGCAGCTGTTCAAGCATCAACTAAAACTTCTATTGAAAATCTTGTAAACCAACTTGCTGTGATAGCATTTAGTATAGAGTTTGCAGATCCGGTTGATACGTTTATTGAAACAGATTTATTTTATCAAATCAATCCAGATTTAACTCCTCTTTCAACTAATTCTATTACTACCTCTATTAAAACAGTTGTTGCTGATTATTTTACTTTAAATACTGGTAAATTTAAAAAATCATTTAGACGGTCTGCTCTTCTGACACTTGTAGATGAAGTGAGTTCTGCTGTTCTTTCAAGTAGAGCTATTATACGTATGCAACAACGAATTACTCCGACACTTAATGTATCTAATTCATTCACACTTACTTTTCCATCGACTATTGCAATTCCGGCAGCAAAAGCAGTTCCTACTGACGCTGATTTTGTTGTAAAAAGTAATTCATTTACAGTTGATGGTCAAACATGTCGTATTGTAAATGAGCAAGCTCCAAATGTAGCAACAACTAAACTTCAAATAGTAGCATCTGGTACTGGTACAATTATTGTAGATAATATCGGATCATACAGTACAACAACCGGCATTCTTAGCATTGTTGGATTTACGCCGAATGGATTACTTGGTGGAGAAACATTTATTAAAATATCTGCAACTCCAGCAAATCAAAGTGCAATTGTTCCAGAAAGAAATAATATTATTAATTACGATCCAGACGCAAGTACCTTTACTGCAGTTGCTACAGAAGCTGATTATTAAAAATGGCAGATAAAACACTTTCAGATATAGGTAGACGCGAGCTCGATTTCACCGGAAATCAGATAGCAGAAGCATTACCAGAATGGTTTAGAGAAGATAATCCTAAACTTATTACATTATTTGAAAAGTACTATGAGAATCTAGATAGTGATGGTCACTTTGGTCATCAGCTACATACAATTCCTACTCTCAGAGATATATCACAAACCGCTAAATCAAATATTACATTTATAGAAGATGAACTTTTACTTGGTCAAAACTATGTTGAAGGTATTCTAGATAACCGAACTGGTGCAGAACTTTCAAATAACTTTTATAGATCAAAAGGTACTAAGTTTGGTATCGAACGATTCTTTAAAATGTTTTTTGGCGAAGTACCAGAAATAATATACGGTAAAGATCTTGTAATGAAAGTTGGTAATAATATTGGTCCTGAAACTGGATTAAGAATTACTGATCCTACAATATATCAATTCTGGGGAATACTTATTAAATCAGGTATTTCTTCATCTGACTGGTTAGAATTATATAAACTATTTGCACATCCAGCTGGTATGTACGTAGGTGCAGAAGTTGCAATATCAACAGCAAATGCAGATATTAGTTTTGATTTTATGCCAATCAGTGTTGCAGAAGATGAGGTTGCTGCTCAATTTGTAAGTTCTGCTAGCGCTTCACCATTTGCGCGTCAAGATCTTTCTGGTATTATCGGAACTACGAGTAAACCATACGATTCAGATGGCTCAACTCCAGGTGGAGCATATCGTGTTGACTTTGGCAGAGTATTCAATAGATCGTTTAACGATTCGGCTGAAGGTGGATTTAGAGATCTTGTTGCACCATTTGGTGCTGTGATTGATCACGGTGCAGTTACTGGTAGTGTTACTCTTACACTCGATAAAGGCTTGGTCACTGCTGTTACAACTGTTGATTCAGATTATGGTGCATTCGGTGTTAATCAATTCGGAAGTCTTGGTTATATTCAAAATACATACGGAAATCTTGGTAATGCTGCTGAAATTAGTTCTGAAACATTCGATCAAGATTCAGATACAAATAGAGATGGCGATATTAGAATGTCTAATACTCAAATTAGAATGGATGTTGATGAATTTAAATATTATACTGATTCTGCATAAAAAAAGAGTATAAATAGATACAAATCAAAGGTTAGAAAATGGCAAGACAAACAATAAATACTGGTACAGTGGCAAACGATAATACCGGCGATACTATGCGTAATGCTGGTACTAAGATTAATGCCAATTTTTCAGAAATTTATACTATTCTAGGTGGAGATAGTGTTACACCAACTACTAAAATGTCATTTGGTACTAATAGTATTATTGCTGAAGGTGCGACTGATGATGCACATGAAACTACTTTAGCATTTACAGATCCAACTGCTGACAGAACTATTACATTTCCAGATGAAACAGGAATTGTTCAGCTGACAGGTGGAGCACAGACACTTGCAAATGCAGTACTTACAACTCCGCAAATTCAAGATGCTGATTCTGATCATCAATATATATTTGCTACACCTAATCTAGCTGCAGACAGAACAGTTAATCTGCCATTACTAACAGACAGCGATACATTTTCTTTTGTTGGATTTACTGAAACTCTTCTAAATAAAACACTTACAAGTCCTGTACTTACTGCACCTAAGTTTGCAGATGCAGGTTTTATAGCAGATGCAAATGGTAATGAACAAGTCGTATTTCAAACAGCATCAAGTGCTGTTAACCATGTTGAAATAACAAACGCAGCAACAGGTGCTGCTCCTGCATTCAATGCTGTTGGTAGTGATACGAATGTTACAATGTCTCTTGCAGCAAAAGGAACAGGTTCACTTAATTTAAATAGTAAAATTAATTACACTACCGAAACTCTTACTGGTACAACAGTCGCTGCTTCTGCAGTTATTCCGGTTACTGTCCATAATGCAGGTTCTGCAGTTGCAGCATCGCTTATCAATGGTACAGTTGCTGGTCAAATTAAAAAGTTTGTTAATATCGGTGCAGGTGCAGTAACACTTACTCCGGCCACGTACGCCCAAGGAACTACAATTGTTTTAGCTCAGCATGATAATGCCGAACTCTTATGGACTGGTTCTACTTGGTATGATTTAGGTCAACAAACTTTACGTGACGGTGCTACTCTTAAAATTGGTGCACAGACAAGTGGTTTAGCAACAACTATCGGACACGCAACATCTGAAGTAACTGTAGGTGATAATCTTACAGTGACAGGTAATCTTACAGTATCAGGTACAACTACTACTGTTAATACCCAGACAATTAATGCACAAAATGCACTTGTATTTGAAGGTGCTACAGCTGATGCGCATGAAACAACTTTATCAATTATCGATCCAACTGATAATGATAAGACAATATCTTTACCAAACGTTTCAGGTACACTTCCAGTATTAGCTGCAGTAAGTACTACAGCAATTTCATCTACGCCAGAAGAATTAAACATATTAGATGGAGCTACAGTAGTTGTAGGAGAAATTAATGCTTTAGATTTAGGTGCAACTGCAGTCGGTACAGCTATTGCTTCAAAAGCAGTTATATTAGATACAAATAAAGATTATACAGGTATAAGAAATTTAACAATAAGCGGTGAACTTGATGCAGCTACACTAGATATTAGTGGTGCAATCGATGTTGCTGGTAATTCAGTTTTAGCATCTGTTGATGTAACTGGAGTTGCAACAGCTGCAACTTTTGAACCAGATGGAGACACAGCTGCGGGCGATAATGCTGCAATAGGTTATACTTCAGTACTCGGTTTAATCTTAACTGGTCAAGGTTCAACTAACGATGTAACAATTGTCAATGATGCTGATGCCACTGTTATGGGAGTTGCAACCGGAACTACAACAGCTAACTTTGCAGGACAAGTAACCGGTACTGGATTCACAGGAACACTAGACGGTATATTAGGTAGTGGTGCAGCTGCAGCTGCAACTGTTACGACTCTTAATACAAGTGGTGCTGTTAACTTAAACCTCGTTACTGACTCAACAAGTTCAACTTCAGGTGCACTGATTGTTGATGGTGGCGTTGGTATTGCGAAGAAGTTATTTGTAGGTACAGACTTAGATGTTGATGGTACAACTAACTTAGATATTGTAGACATTGATGGTGCAGTGCAAATAGATGCTACACTTACTATTGGAGCCAACGATCAAGGTTATGATGTAATTTTATATGGTGATACTGCAAGTGCTAATATGACTTGGGATACATCGGCAGATGATCTTATCTTTAATGGTGCAGCAGGTCTCATTGTTCCTGATGGACAGTTAACTCTCGGTTCAACTGCTGTTACTTCAACTGCAGCAGAGTTAAACTTGTTGGATAACGTATCTGGACTTGTACAAGCAGACTTTACTAAACTTGCAGCTGTTGATGCTACAGCAGCAGAACTAAATATTCTAGATGCAAGTGCTGGTAATACTGCAGTTGCTTCTGACATTGCTTCAAGCGCTGGCGCAATCACATCAAATAATGCTAAAATATCACACACTATTACATTAAATGCTAACTTAGCAGACGATGCAATACATGCAGACATTGTAGTTACAAATGATAAAGTCCTTGCAACATCAGTTGTAATGGCAAGTGCTAGCATTGCAGTTGGTTTAAATATACATACTGTTGTAGCTGGATCATTTAAAGTATCAATAACTAATCTCACAGGTGCACAAATGGATGATGATTCAACACTAATTGTAAATTACAGGGTAATCTAAGGAAAATAAAATGGTAGCAACAATTACAGCTGAAATGAAGAAAAGATTCATCGATGATTTTAAACTCGATGCAGATTCTTCTGCAGTACGTTATTATATCGGTATATCAAGAAGCGAAGATTGGAATGATTCTGATGCTGCTCCTAGTCCTGTTAATACAGAAAGAGAACAGCGTGATTTTAGACATGGATTACAAAGTGTCAAAGAAGTTACTAACTTTTCCTTTGTAATACCACGTGTCAACTGGACTTCTGGTACAACTTATGCTGCTTATAGTGATACAGTTGTAGCTCATCCAACTGTTCCTTACTATGCAATGATAGAATCAAATCAGGTTTATGTATGTCTTCGCCAAGGTACAAATGCAGCCGGTGTAGCTCAGCCATCTACAGTCGCTCCATCTGGTACAACAAATATTTCATTTACAACTGCTGACGGTTATGCTTGGAAATTCTTATATTCAATTGGTACACTTGACGCAGCTGCTTTTAAGTCTGCTAACTTTATTCCTGTAAAATTACAAGGTGCAACTGACGGATCTTCTCCTGCAACTGACGTAGAACAACTAGCAGTACAGAATGCTGCAATTGCTGGAAGACAAATCGTTGGATTCAGTATAGATGCAGCTGGAACAGGATATACTTCTAATCCTACTGTTGCTATTACCGGAAATGGAACAGGTGCAGCTGCAAGTGCGGTACAAAGTGGTGGTTCTATTGTAAAAATCACAATAGATGATAGTGCAAGTACTCTTAAAATGGGTACAGGATATGACTATGCAAGCATTGCTCTAAGTGGCGGTGGCGGATCAGGTGCAACTGGTACAGTCATCTTTGGACCTAAAGCCGGATTCGGAGCCGATCCTTCAGATGACCTACGTGCACGAGCAATTATGTTCAATGCAAAACCTGTCGGTACAGAAGACGGTGAATTTATTGTAGGTAACTCATTTAGGCAAATTGGTCTTATTAGAAATCCAACAGATTCTGCAGGAGATGCATTTACTGCGAGTGACGGAAATGCACTACGTAGACTTGCAATGCCTACAATATCATCAGCATTTACACAGCGTACTATTATGACTGGTACTACTTCTGGTGCAAAAGCTTTTGTAAATAAAACAGATTCTGATGAAATTTGGTATCACCAAACCGAAGCAACTGGATTTACTCAATTCCAAGAAGCTGAAGCCGTGACTGATACTTCAGGTGGAGCAGGCGTTACTCAAGCTGCTGGTACAGATGCAGATTCAGATGCATACATCGAACCGAAAGTAGATAAATACTCAGGTGATCTAATGTACATAGAAAATAGAGCAGCTGTTACAAGAGCAGCCGATCAAACCGAAGATATTAAAGTTATCATCGAAATATAAGGATTTACAATGGCTACTCAAGTAATACAGACAACGTTTGAAAATACTTATAAAGACGATTTTAGAGATAGTGATAACTATTACAAAGTCTTATTTAATAATGGTAGAGCTTTACAGCAACGTGAACTCAATCAGCTTCAATCAATTATTCAGTCTGATTTCAAAACAAATTCAGATTTTTCGTTTAGACATGGTTCTGCTGCTTCGGGCGGTGGATTTAGTGCTCAAAACAAAAAAGATTTTATTAAATTAAACCAAACAACAAATGCATTACCTACAACTGCTACAAGTATTGAAGGAATTGTATTTACTGAAGCTACAACCGGTATTAAGTTCAGAGTAGATAAAGTACAAGTTGCTGCTGGTGGAGATCCTGCGGTTCTTTATGTAACCTATACAGATAACGGTTCTGGTGATGGTACTACTGCAGGTATTGTGGCAACTCCTGGCCTTAGTTTTACTGGTACAGATAGTACGGTATTAACATCTCAAACTACAAATACAACATTAAATCCTGCAATTGGTTTTGGTACACTCTTAACAGTAGCTTCTGGTAAATTTTATATAGATGGCCACTTTGTATTTACGGCACAACAATCACTTGTTGTTTCTAAATTTACGGGTACTCCAGATGCGATTATCGGTTTTGTTGTAACAGAAGAAATCTATACAACAGATGATGATAATGATTTATTTGATAATAGTGGTGCAACATTAAACACTGCATCTCCAGGTGCCGATAGATATCGAATTAGTTTAACTCTTATTGACGAGACTAATATTACAGCCGGTGATTATTTTGTACCGGTCGTTCAACTAGAAAGTGGTAGAATTACGAAGCAAGAGGGTATGACAGCCACATCCTCTGGCCTACAAGACCTGTTAGCGACTAGAACAAAAGACGAAAGTGGTAGCTACACAGTTCAAAGAATGATTACTGATTTTGAGACAAATGCCGATTCAGATACTAAACTAGATATGAAAATATCATCTGGTACTGCATATGTGAACGGATATGCATCTAGGTTTGGTGCACCATCTTCTATATCATTTTTAAAACCAAGAACGACTCAAACACTAAATAATACTGCTTCAGCTATTTCATTCGGTAACTTTGTAAAAATTACAACATTAGTAGGTGCTATGCCTATCGCTACGTTTGGCGTAGTTAATTTAAGAGATGCTATTACTCATGGTGGTAATACAATCGGAACTGCAAGAGTGAGATCAATTGAAAAAGATGGTTCTAATTACAGATTGTATCTTTTTGACATAGCAATGATTGCAACTAAAAACTTTGGAATGGTACGAAGTATTGGTACATCTACTATTATTTACGGTGATGTTGACATAACAAATACTGGCGTTGCAAATGCCGGTGGTAATGTTGCATTATTACAAAATCAAACAAACAACAATTTATTCTTTCCATTAAGTAAAGATAGAGCAAAATCTTTATCTGATATCGTATTTACGGCACAGCATATTCTGACCGGAACAGCAGATGGATCTGGTGAGATTACTTTGACTGCAGCCAGTCTTCTTGGAAGTGGCTATGTTTGGGATGATGCATCTCAATGGTTTACGACAGCAGATAGTGATGGCGTAATTGATGCAAATGCTGTTTTCACACCATCTGGTGATGCTAGTTCAATGGCAGTCACCGGTTTAACAGCAAGTAAGGCACATACATTTGTAGCTTATGCACAAAAAGGTGCAGCAACTGTCAAAGCTAAAACATTAACAACAGCTGCAGCTGCAGCATTTACTCCTGCAAGTGATGGCTCAATTAATTTAGCCAAAGCAGACATTTTTGATATTGTAAGTATTACTGATGCATCTTCAGTCGGTGGAGCTAATGATATTTCTGACAGATATATTCTTGATAACGGTGCACGAGATAATTTCTATGACATAGGTAAACTTATTCTTAAAGGTGGAAAAACTGCTCCGTCCGGAAATGTAAACGTTTCATTCCGTCATTTTACACATGGTGTTAACGGCGACTTCTTTGCAGTTAATTCTTACGATGGTCAAGTTGCTTATGAAGACATTCCTTCTCACAGACAAGTGAATGGTCAAACTATTCAATTAAGAGATGTCATAGATTTCCGTCCCACACGGGCAGACGCTGGTCTAAACTTCAATACCGGAACAGGTTCTAATATTAATGTTTTACCACAAAATAACGACTTGCTTACATATGATTTAGAACATTATCTTGGCCAAAAAGCTATTTCCTTTATAGGTGCAGATGGTAAAAGAGGTATTGAACTTGGGGTTGCAGGAGAAGAGCCAGAATATCCAACACTCGATTCTAAATTTCTAAAACTTGCACGTATACATTTATTTCCATATATGTTAGATGACGATGATCTTTATGTGGAACAAATCGATAATCGTAGATATACAATGAGAGATATTGGAGCTCTTGAAAAACGTCTTGATCAGTTAGAAGAATCTGTCTCATTAAATATGTTAGAATTACAAACAGCAAACCTTGATGTTTTTGATTCTGCTGGTAACACTAGATTAAAGGCTGGTATTACAGCTGATAACTTTAATAACCATTTCCAATCTGATACAACTCTTTCTGATTACAGAGCAGCTATTGATCCGGCTATGAATGAATTACGACCTAAATTTGTAAGTCGACCAATTGGATTAGTTTTCGATTCAGCAGCTTCAAGCAATACAATTTTATCTGGCGATAAAGTTATGTTGTCTTATAGTGAAGTTGTTTATCAAACACAAGATAATGCTTCAAGATCAACGCCAGTAAATCCATATGGATCTGAAAGAATGACAGGTACAATTACTATGTCGCCAGCTAGTGATCCATGGTACGAAAATAACGTTGTAGCTACTAAGATTATAAAAGGTGATGCATCATTTGATTTAGCTGAGGGCGTGACATTCGGAGATTGGGATTTCAATTGGAGTGGGGTAACAGATGATCAAGTTGCAAACTTTAAAACCGGTGATATTATCGGCGATAGAGTTGTAAATGGTGGTACATACCAAAGTAATAACGGTAATACTACAATAAGTTATCAAAATCGTACAAGTCAATCTTATTCTGTAAGCGGAATGAGTACTTTAAGAGAAGTGATAGCATCCAGGGTTTTATGTTCGATATCAATACCATATATCAGATCACGGCTTATATCGTTTAAAGTAACTGGTATGAGACCAAACACACAAGTATTTGGATTCTTTGATGGTATCAATGTATCTACCTTTATGAATACAACTGCAGGAACAGGTGCATTTGTTAGAATGGGATCTCTTGCAAGAGGTTCAGCATATCTTGAAGTAGATAATATTTATAGTGAGGCTACTACATATCCTGCTGATTTAGGTGGTGCAACAACTAAAATGGTAACAGATGGTAATGGTGCAATATCCGGATATTTCTTGTTGCCAAGAACAAGTGCTACTAAATTTAAAACTGGCCAGAAAAAATTCACGTTACTTGATATTAGTGCATTTAATATAAGTGGTGCAACAACAATTGCAGAATTTACATATGAAGCAGCTGGTGTATTAAGAGATATAGATCAAGATATACTCGAAACACGAGTAGTTCAAGTTGGTTCTGCTTCAAGTAATTATGCTGCTGAAACCGGTAGAACTCATACTGATAACGATAATTACCAGGGCCCTGGTGTAAGAGATCATAGAGGTTACCAAGAACGGAATAGAAACGAAGGCCGTCATGCAGCGGATACTGGTTCTAGTACAGAAAGTGTACGTGATCGTGCTATGGGTTATTAAATGATAACAATTACTAATTATAAGAAAGTATAAAATATGGGACAAACCGCTCTAGGACAATTCGTAGATCAGCTGAAACAGACTTTTACTGTATCAGAGCAATATGGCGTATATGTCACTAAAATTGGAGTTTACTTTAAGTCAGTGTCTAGTGTATTTCCGATCTCTTTACACTTGAGAATGGATGATGGCTTTCTTGCAACATCAGTTAAAACTGCTAGTGAAATGTCAAGTGCTGCAAGTGCTACGGCTGCAACAGAAACAACATTTCTCTTTGACGAACCGGTATTTCTTCCACAAGGTACATTTTCATTTTCACTTGAAAGTAATGACAAAAATGAATATAATGTATGGCATGCTAAGCTAGGTGATTTTAAAGTTGGTACTACTCAAGAGAGAGTTATAAAAGATCTTGCTCCTGGTATGATGTTACCTACAGCAGCAGGATTTATTCAAAGAAAAGATCCTGATTCTGATATTAAATTTAAAATATATCGTGCATCATTCTCTGCTAATTCTGGTACAGCTGTATTCAGAGATGGATCTACGCCACGTGTACTACTTGGATTAAATCCATTGAGTGCTGATGCAGCAGATTCTGATGTACAAGTCACACAACCAAATCATGGATTTCATGTAAATGATAAAGTAAATATTCAAGGATTAACTGCTGCCACTTCATATAATGGTATTCTCGGAAGTAGCATTAATGGTACCAGAACAATTACAGATGTCGATTTTACTGGTTATAAATTTCAGGCAGATTCTGCAATGGATAGCGCCGTTTCATTTGGTGGTTCAGTTATAACAGCTACTCAACAGTATAGAATGGATCTGGTTCAACTACAAATACAAGAAAAGAAACCGACTATTACAACTATAGACTATTCAGGTGCATTTACTACTTCAAAATCTTTTGCTGGTACTGAAACACCGTATGGTACTACGTCTGGTGTTTCTCTAGTTAATCAACAAAGTAAATTATTTAAGGTACCTCATGTAGTTGCATCAGATTCAAATGAAACTACATTTTTAAGTGGTGCTGAATCTACTACTATTACTGCAACTTTAAATAATACTGTCGGAAACTTTACTACACCAGTCATTGATTTACAGCGTACACAAATGTTAGCAATTAGTAATCAGATTGATAGACAAGATTCTGCGGCTACTACTAACTTTAATGTACCACTGAATTTTGTTGCTGAAACTGATCCGGCTAATGGTTCATCTGCTACAAAACATATTACAAAACCAGTTGCTCTTGAAGTCCCTGCGACTGGAATAAAAGTATTATTTGCTGGACATAGACCTACTACTGGACATTTTGATCTATACTTTAGAACAGCTGCAACCGGTACAGATTCAGATATTCTTGAAAAATCTTTTGTTAAAGCAACTGTCGATGTACAACAACCAAATGATGTAGCATTCAACGAATTCCATGAGTATGAATTTACTATTGGTGGAGACTTTGCATCTACACTTTCAGAGTTTGACAAATACCAAATAAAAATTATAATGGAATCAACGTCATCGTCTGATATTCCACGTATCAGGGATCTTAGAACTATTGCATTGAACTAATTGAATAAATTTTGGGAAGAAATAATGGCTCATCAGAAGATTGAAGGAAATGCTAACTTAGTACGTGACACTAGTAACGGTGCTATTTTAAATATAAATAGAAATGAATTTGCAAAAGCTAAATTAGCTCGTGCACAAAGACATACAAAAGAAAAAGAGTTTGTTGAATTGCAAAATGAAGTAAGTGAAATAAAATCAATGCTTAAACAACTACTAGAGAAGAGTTAAAATGGCCAAAAGTTATGTTAATCTAGACACACGAATCGATTCATTTACAAGTGAATTTAACAGCCTTGTAAATAAGGTAGGTGATATAGCGTTAATGTCTACATCAGGTACTGACAGCGATGTTGTAGGTGGTATCAATAACTTAGACTCTGATCTTGGAACAAGAACAAGTCTTACAACCACAGCAGACCAAAACTTAGTAGTAGCGATAAATGAAATAGATGCAGAACTCGGTACGATTACTGCAGGAGCAATGGGAACAACTGCTTCAACTGTCAGCGATGCGATAGCAGAGCTTGATACCGAAGCAGATTCTGATAGAACAAACTTAGGAGCAAATGTAAAAGCTCATATGTTAGCAAACGGAGTTTCTGCACAAGTTACTGCAACCGCTAATAACTCTACTGATGAAACAACATTTATTACATTTACAGACGGAGCTACTGGTGCTCAAGGTATAGAAACAGATACAGGATTAACATATAATCCAAGTA